ATATTAACGTTTCGAGAACTGGGATTTGAGGCAGGAAGCGGCCTGCTAGCATTTTTGTATATTGTGCGTCTATTACAACGTCAACAGAAAACGAATGTTCTCGAACGTATTTTGTGTTGTGAGGATGGAGAGGACAGCTCATTTCGAGCTGTCCTTTTTGATTTGTTCCTTGATTTCATCGGCTTTTTCCTTACATGCCTGCTGGATGTAAGACGCCATACTCATGTCGCTGGCGTCAGCCCAAGCCTTAATCTGCTCGCGTGTCCCTTTCGGCACGCGGATTGTGATCGATTCGTAGTTTTTTGCAAGCCACTTTTTATTGGCTTTTTTTCTGCTTTCTTCCATATAGCATCTCTCCTGTTTCTTTTAAATCTAACGTATAAGACAAGAAAAATAAAAAATTAGCCCCGCCGATTTTTCGACGGGGCCGATGGAATGTTTTACATGCCGTCTTGTGCCTTGAAATCCGCTACAGCTTTCCCTAATAGGGCTTTTTTAAATACTCGCCATTCGCGGTGGTCGATCCACCACGATGCCGAATTATTTTTATAGTAATGATTAGTAAACTTATCAAGAAAGTCTGCGAAATCGTCCCCAGCGCCTTTACGAATCGCTGGTTTCTCCTTTTCAAACGCCTCAATTTCTTCCTTGCGAATACTTTCGGCCCAAGAAATCTGCTTTTCTGAACCTTGTAATTCCGGCAGCTCATACTTTTCAGCAAATGATTTTTCTTCGGCCTGCTTTTCTGCTTTGTAACAAGCAGAGCAAAGACCAAACTCTTTTAAATATTTAATCTTCCGTTCTCTTTCTTCGGATTTCCCGAAGACGTCGATGGTCCCTTCATGTCCACAACTAAAGGTAATGTTTACTTTCATTTTTACCGCTCCTTTCGGTTCACTTCCTGGGGTCTATCGCCCCTTTCTTGATTATATTGTACTGCATGTAGTACAATAAGTCAACCCCCATTTTAGATTTTTTCAGTTTTTTCTTTTAAGTTTCCTGATCTCTGTCAATAAAAAGAAGCAAAAAGGCTTGTCTACCAAAACGGTATGACAAGCCTTTTTGCTTGATCGGGTACTAACGTACTAATCAATTTTACAATTTCAATCCTCGCGGTCAGAATATCTCTGCCGTGACTTGACTATAGTATAACACGTCTCGCAAAATTTGCAACAAAAAAAATAGCCCCCAGCCACGCTCGTGACCAGGGGCTTGTTACATAATACGATATTATTTTATCAAACAGCCGACAGCCAGGGCCCCGGCTACGACGGCCCAGGTATCCCGTTGCCGGGTTAGCCTGGCTTCCTTCTTAGTCATTGAGTTGATTTGCTCTGTCAATGTCGCCAAGGATTGACTCTGCTTGTTCAAGGCTTCGCTGGCTTGACTCAATGAGCTGTCGGCTGTCGTCAATGACTGCCTTGTTGTCGTCAACTGTTCTTTCGCTTGCGTCAATTGATTCTGCAAGGTTGTCGAGTTGCTGTCCAGCTTGTCTAATCTGCTCTGTAGCTGTGCTAACGTTCTCTCTTGCTCTCTGATTGTCGTCTTTAACTGATTGTACTGTTCGAGTGACATCTGCACTCTCTTCATGGGCGCGGCTGTCGTAGTATCGGCACAAAAGCCAACCAAAGGCGAACACAAGGACAAAGACAACGCAAGATACAATAAGGGTCTTTTTATTTTCGGCAATCTTATCAACCTCCTCTTTCAGCTGCGGAAGATACAAAGGGATCACCTCCTGTTAGTCGTCGAAAAGGTTATCTGCATACATGTAGTCGCCATCGATGAGTCGGCCACCAATCGGCAACTTGTCGGTATCCTGCCAGACAAATGCCTTAATGTCGTCGACTTCGCCCCATTCCGCGTTCCATACGGAGCAGTTGAGGGCACGCCAGTTAATCGGCGTATCCCCGCCGTTGCCCCATCTGTCAGATACACGGTCTTCCAGCCAGCCATAGGATGCATAGACGCCCGTTTCCAGGCCAATGTTGTCAATCCATGCCTGGCACTGAGCGGTTGCCATTTCGCCGGTGAAGTCATAGCCATTTCTTTCCTTCCACTGGTCGGCATCTTCCAGGTCGAAAAATACAGGCAGTTCCAGCAGGACGCCCGCGTCGGCGATGATGGCCGCGCATTTCCGTGCGTGGTCCGCCGTGACGTCCGGCGTTAAGCTGTAGTCATAGTGATAAGCTCCGACCTTAAGGCCGTATTCGTGGGCCATCTGGACGTTATGGCGGAACTGCCCATCTTCGTGCCCGTTCCCCCAGGAACAGCGTACATAGACAAATTTACAACCGCTATCGACGGCGGCCTGCCAGAAATCGGCGTCTAAGTATCCCTGGGCTTCGGATACGTCAAATCCTCGAATCATAATCTCATTTCTCCTTTACTTTATCTGTACTGGGCGCCATTGTGGGCGCGTTTTGCGGTTGTGCTGGCATTGTGTATCGCGCGGAATTAAAACGGCTGTCATATCCGTATTTCGTCCAGCACGCTTTGCCAAGACCTACAACTGTCGCGATACCACCCCCGACAGCCGTCACGCCGCTCCAACAGCTCATCAATTCAAAGTGCGTCCCTCTCAGCGCGTTGCTCCAGTAGCCGAATAGCCAGCTAAAGAGTACCAGGCATAAAAAAATCATCATCAAAATACTCATGATGATGATGAGCTGGAGCCAATGTTTCTGACCCCACTGGCCCAGGGCCACGATTTTACGTTTCATTGGTTCATCCTCTTTTCCAGCGTGTCCATGCGATGATGGGCGGATGCGGCCGACGCCTCAACTTTGGCCAATCTCTCGGCCATATTCTGCCGCTTCTCTTCGACGCCCCGGATATATGCCTGCGTGCTCTCGATAAGCTCCCGCAGTTCTTCAATGGATGTCGATAATGGTTTGATAACGGCATAATTAAAGATGACGCCGCAAAGGCTGAGGATGGCCACAATGACGCCGGTCATCTGTACCAGTGATTCCATCACGTGTCTCCGTTCTGCGCTGCGTCTGTGGTGGTTGTCGTGGTGGTCTGCTTGTCAGCGGCTTCGGCGGCGGCCATCACGTCCAGGATAGCATTATGAGGACAATCCGCCCAAGGGCAACGTCCGTCATCATTTAAAATGTTCCCGCAAAATTCACAAAATTCCATGGTTCATCCCTCCTATGCGTTCTTGATTTCCGCAGCCATGGCGGCCAGGGTATTTTTATAGTTGGCATCGATTTTCGAGGTATCCGCACCGAGCATGGTAGCTTTGACGCGGGCCGTGACCATGGCATCGAGCTGAGCGTTATATTTTGCCTTGATAGAGCTGATTGTAGCCGCTTTCTTTTCGGCTTCGGTCGGTTCGGGCGGGATATAGTCGGTCGGTTTTCCGTCAAATCCGCGGACCTTCCCATTCAAGTATTCATTAAAATAATCCGCGGTGATGATTTCAGCAACAACAACATCTTCTGATATTGCTTTGACTTTATTCAGAAGCTCAGTTATTTTGTCAGTATTTTTACCGCTATTGGGATTGAAATCGCAAATCAAGCTGCACACGCGTCTACCCGCTGAGTCAAAGCCAGCGGCATAGTAATCAACGTTAGTTGTGGTACTTGCCATTATGCATCGCTCCTTATAATCTAAAAAATAAAAAGGTTGTGGTGAAATTGAAAAATCCTAATGGTTATGGCTGCATTCGATTAAATTGCCTCGATATGAGCATATACGCTCGTTAAAGCAATCGGGTATGTGACCCACGTATTAAACTGGCAATTTATCCACTGTTTACCTAGTTATAGCAATCCATCGAGTATCAACAGCACCGTAAGTTGACGTGTATATTAAAAAATTCTTGCCATCGCATCCAAAGCCCTTTGAGTACATTCCACCTCCGGCATCGGTAGCGACTCCAGTCAAAAATGTAGTAAACGTTAATGGCGGAGTTACTGTATTTAATTGACTCGTCGCTTGATGAACTAATCCCCACTGTATAATTAGGCCGCCGACCAGTGAGCCGAAGCACGCATATCCGTTTTGTCCAAGCGAGTATTTAACACCTGTCGCGTCAAATACTTTTTTAATCAGCAGCGCGAGCAGGCTGTCCGACGACAATACGTTGACGAGACTGCTCAGTCCTGTGCTGGCTAGTGTGTTGACGATGCCCGTGTTCCAGTCCGTAATCTGAGCTACTTCGGTTTCGGGATGAATTGTATCATATGCGCTGCTTGTTTTATTCCAGTGATGTAAAATGCCTTTTAAAATGCCCATGTTGTTATCCTCCTTGTTATTCGCTTACTTGACGATTTCGACCCACATTCCCGTATCGGCCATATTGGCCGGTTTGTCCGCTGTTTTAGACACGTACAGACGGTTGCTGTGAGCCGACTCACTGGTATTATGCTGTGCGATCGCGCTCGTTGTGCTTTTGCCAGCGGCGATGATTTGCTGGTTCAAATACGCCATTTTCGTATCGATGTCCCGAAAAAGCGTGTCAAAGGCTTCACGGGCCGGCGGGACGGACCCGACATACGCCCAGCCTTGTAGATAGTCGCTGTCTGTGAAGGTATAGCGGTCGCTGGTGGCGACGTTGCTGCCCCAAATTTTTGTAAAATCAGGTGTTGCCATGGTATCTCCTCCTTATAAATCGATGATTGTCGCCCAGCTTCCCGCGCCGAATGTCTTAGCGTCCGGCTGCCCCAGGAATCCGAAATAGTCCGCGTCGAACATTTCAACAGCCCGTAAGCCGATGCCGCCGCCTAGTGTGATGAGATGCAGGGTTCTGGCCAGGCGTATGTCATTCGCTGTCAGCCGGATCCCGATGCCGACGATGATTTTTGCATTGCCGACCTCATGTAAAATGATATTCTGTGCATTGAACAGGACCCGCAGGCAATGGATTAACTCATCACCGGTAGCCTGGGAGGAATCATAGAAGACCTTGAGCCATAGGATTTTCCGATAGTCATCATCTTCCAGCCGGGTACTGGCTAGCCAGTTTTCATTGATGCCGCGGAAACGGCCGACGCCGAACGTCTGGCTGTTATCCTGACCGCTGAACCCAAAGAATTCAAGCTGTAAGGAATCCTGAATGGTTCGATCGCGGTTCACGATGGTTCCGATGCCGTCGAGTTGTACCCCTTCGCCGGTATCTATCCAACGCTTATTTCTTAGATCATCAAAGGCGCTCCGCAAGGCGTCCAGTTCTGCACCAAGAGCCTCTAATTCGGCCTCGATGACCGGTTTATCCTGGAACTGTCCTATCAAGTGCGAAATCATGCGTTCCGTATAGGTCATTGTTTCGTCACCTCGATACGGGCCGCATCAAAGACGGCAATCTGTCGCGGCGTGATGGATATATTGCTCGTGGAATAACTTCCGGCCGTGTCGCCGGTCGCGGCGGTCAGGCTGATATACCCTACGCCGGAAGCAGCCTTGAAGATGGTTGAGAAATAGCGCTGTAAGATAACATCCTCGCCGATGGCCTGCTCCTGACCTTTAGCCAGCAAGGCCGTGGCAATATCCTGTACGGCTGCCGGAGCCAGCGTTTCGTCCGGGTTTTCACTGATGACGACCTTCAGCCAGATTTTGACTGGGGCCGGACGATTAAAATATAGTGTCTGTTCAGTGCCGTTGGCATCGATAGCCGTGCCGTGTTCTGTACCATAGGTGTCAATGCCGCCAGCTTTCGTTTTCCAGAGTACCTGGGCAATGTCGTCATTCTCCCCACCTTCTACGATGGCTTCGATGGAGTGCGGCGGCCGGCCGTCAGAATCGGTCGCATCGGTCCGGTTCTCATATACCTTGGATGTCGTGACGCCGGTCACATTATCGGCCAGGCTTTCGGCGATGGCATCAATATTCGTGGACCCGCGGCTAAAGAGCGACCGGTTCCAGCGCTGCCGCAAATGGGTATCGGTTTCGGCATCCTGGCCGACAGACGCGGCATACTGGTTCAAGACCCCGGTCCAGCCGGAAATCGAGGTGACAATCTGGTTGATGGTACCGATGTCCGGATTGACAGCCCCGACCGTCACGCAGCGGAATTGAATCGGAGTGCCGATAGAGCTGATTGTGACATTCTGGGCATCCGTTGCAAAGGTCTCCCCTTTGGTCGTCGTCCGTATGGACAAAATCCCGCTGTCAATAGAGTAAGTGACGCCGGTAAAGCTTTTTGCCAGGGTACTCAACACCTTGCTGGCCGTATCCCCGGAGGCGGCGGTATAGCTGGCCGTCTTGTCATTGATAGTCAGTGTATAAACCACCCCGGCACTCACGGCACTGCGGATACTATATGCGGCATAGCAGGCCTTTTCTTTCGAGATGGCCGCATTAGTGGCGATGCATTCCCAGTAGCTGCCGTTTTCGTTACTGCTGGAAATCTGTGCCCCATAAGGAACGACCGTCCCACTGGTACCATAGCAGGTAGCCAGCAGCCGGCTTTGTGTGCCGGAAATGGCTGAGATACCCGCCAGGCCCGCCGCATTGGACAGGCTGACGCCCGTGGCCGTGTTTGGATACATGGCATTATAGGTGTTTTCGGCCTGCTCCCACAGGTCGGCGATTTCGTATGCAAAGACGCCGTGGAGCTGGCCGAACAGGCTGTTGCTCCCGGTCTCGATTTCAACACCCAACCGGTCCGATACCCGGCGGTTGATGTCGGACAGGATTTCCGGCAACCGTTTCCGTCGGAAGCCGTCACGGGTCAGACCGTAAACATTTTCACTATCTGCCATATCCCAGCACCTCCTTCTTCGTGATGAATCCATAATCGGTATCGATTTCATAGGATACCGTGAGCGTCCTCAGAATGCGATTGAATGCGAATTCGAGCTCCGTGACGCCTTTGACCCCCTCAACGCTCTGAATGGCCTCCGACAGGACTTGCCGGACGTGGGCCTCATTGGGGTTCTTGACTAAGATATATTCGAGATAGGGAACGCCGTCACTCGTTTTCAGGAACCATTCGCCGAGCCATTCCCGCAGCGTGATAAGCACTTGTTGGGCGACCCGTTCCCCATTGTTGACGATCATTAAATCGCCGTTCCGGACGACTAGGTCGCCCGTTTTTACATTCATTGCTAAATCATAGGCCATGTCCATGCCTCCTACTTCGGTACGCTCGTCGTGCCGCCGCTGTCTCCGGTGTGAGTATGCTTCGTGACGGAAATGCCTTCTACGACCAGGTCGCCGCCGGTTACGGTAATGCCGCCGGCACTGATGACCATCTTCACGCCGCCGTTGAACAGGCAGACGTCGGACGGGCTGGCTGACCGGCATCCCCGGTTATACAGGCCCGGGATACAAATGGCGTCGTTAAGACTATGACGCCGTTCGCTGTCACTGTCACCGCCATTCAGGAAGTCATCCAGTTGGGACTCCGAGAAGACCAGCAGACAGCCGTCGCCGCTCCGTAAAGGAACCGTGACGCCGGCCGTGCCGCCGAGGCCGCTGGGAAAGATGACCGGCACATGGTGCACGATGGGAAACGGCAGGTTCCGGCCATCCGGCACCTTGAATTTGCCAACCGGCTGCACGCTGGCCTGGCAGATACTTGCATCATAGTCGATAATCTTCCCCGGCATGGCCGTGTGAATGTTGCTGATGCTGCCATCTATCCAACCATTGACGATGTCCCGTAATTCATTCGATGACTGCATAAAAACCACCTTCCCTTAGCATTGGCTGGCTTTGATGATGTATTGTGGATACTGGTCGCCCATGTCGGTATTGCCGGCATGATACCAGCTTTGTTGAGTGTAGCTGTTATGCCACATGCCACCGTTGCCGTCGCATATGCCGACATGCCCTTCGCTGTGGTCGTCGTTATAGAAAACGATGACGTCGCCCTTTTCGAGCTGGCTGGGGTCATAAGGGATACAGTTATCCCCGGCGTCGGCGCAAAGACCGTCAACACCCCACTGGCCGTTATCATATTCCTGCTTGAGGAACGGCGAATAATAAGACCCGGCTTCCGTGACCCGGTATACGCAGCCGTCAGGGATATAGCCGCCCTGGCTGTTGGCCACGGCTTCACACCCGGCGTCGACGTTGGTACTGACTTCGCCGCTTGTCCCGCCATTCCCATAGACGGCCGTATTGCTGGCCGCATCACTTTCGGGAGACTGGAGCGTGGCGTTCCGGTCTACTAAATCGAGTTCGCTGTTCCATTCGTCGCCGTAGGTATCGCCGGTATGGTGGGCCGACTGGACCTTAAACCAGCCTTCGACGTAACGGGATTCTACCTTGACCAGGTCACCCGGGTTGAGGGTCGGCGACAGCAGCGTCTTGACTTTCCACCCCGACGAGGCCGTCGACGGGTCCGTATTCTCGGCCTGCTTGCGCTTGCGCTTAGGCGTCGCCGTATTCGGCTGAGAGTTGGCCTTGGTATACCATTCCGGGCTCCCGATAAGGCCGCTATCCGGTGCAAAGACCAGCCCTTTGTTGCTGACCGTGCCGCCTTCCTTGATGAGCTGAAGGATTTCGTTCTGGACGCTCCATTTAACGCCTGATCCGTAGCAGATGGCGTCAAGAGCATCGGCGGCCATGCCGACAAAGGAAAACCCATCTTTAAACGTGCCGAACTGGACGCCGTCACCCCACACGAGGGGCAGGCCCATTTCATCGGCGATGTACTGGATGATAGTATTGCCCGGCGTACCGGGAGCAAAGGACAGGGAAAAAGCCGTATCCCGGATGGCCGTCTGGCCATCGGAGAGCGATAGTTCCGTCGTGACGTCCTTCCCGTCATCTTTTGTCTGGGCACTGATGACCGACCCGACAAAGAGCCGGACAGCGCCACCGTTGTCCTTATACCCGGCATAGAGCTCGACCTTGGTATCGGGCACGTTGATTTTATGCCGGGTCTCATCGCTCAGGTTCCAAAGGGTCAGTTTCCCCTTGTTCGTATTCTTCGACAGGTCTTTCGTGATGTCGAAAGAGATGCGGAGCGTATTGGCAAATTCCAGGCCTATCCCTGGGAACTTGACCCTATACTGCCGATTCCACAACATTCGTCAATTCCTCCTTCGGCATGTAGATCAGACGAGCTTTGCCACTGATGAAATCCTTGCGGCCAATGTCCGAAATGCTCGTGCTGGACACGACGGCCAACAGCTCGCCCGGAGGCAGGCCCTTGATGCGCCGGTACGCATGGAGCAATGGGAAGTTCGGAACGACGACGATACCGCGGACCAGCTCAGAGTTGTCATTATTGCAGACATCGAGCGTCCAATACTGGCCGGCATCGTTCCAATTCAGCCGGAGTCGGTACAGAATCGAGTCCAGGATGACCGACTCGACGAACGAGTTGGCATCTAAGGTACTAATTGTAATCACCAGAGCACCGCCCCCATTCCGCCCATGGACTGGGCAATGGATACCGTAGCCATGGCCGCCGTATGTTCCAGCCCGACGCCGATGGCCCCGAACTGGCTGAGGTCGACGCTGCCTGTGGCAATCTGGGTCCAAATATCTTCATCGGAGGACGCATTTCCGACGGTACTGGGGTCGATGGTCTGGAGGCCCGTACCGATTTCCTCAGTGGCAGCCATACCGCCGTCTTTGCCTGTCTGTCCGGCTTTCCCCTGGGCATCGGCATTACAGCCGTCTTCCGGGATGTCTTCCGTCCGCTGCGTGACCCGGCGCACATGCTGGAACTCCAGCGTCGCCTTATAACAATACCCGTCTTCGGAGCGCCTCGGCATGGGAGCGCTGGTCATGACCATATCCGTATAGATGCCGTCGACGAGTTTGATGGTGACCGGTTCGCCTTTCTTCCAGATGTCCATAATAGCATCCATGACCCGGTTCAAGCTGTGGCGGCTCCCGCCTAATGCAGCCATGAACCAAGTGACCGGCGTCGGTGTGAACAATACTTCGAGAGTCAGCTTCATTGGCTTGCGGATACAATGGTCTGAAATGGAAAAACCGTCCTCTACTGGAAACTGCGTGACCTCCGACTCGAACGTCGTGACTCGCGACAGAATGACGTCACATTCGAGCATATCGCCAATCTGTGCCGGTTGCGTCAGCTTCGGAAGTACGCCCGTATTACTGCGTGGCATGAAGCCAGAACCGCCGGCTAATCCGCCTGCCAGGCTGGTGCCGATATTGCTGATATTACTACCACTCATAAATGCCATACTGCTCACCTCTTATCCATACGGCGAGAAATTCGTACCGCTAGCAAATCCAATCGCATCCTGAACCGTGCCAACGCTTAATTGATAATTATTGGTATTAGAATAACTGTTCCCGGTCGGGATGACTCGGTTCGCAAAACGTTCCAGCGCCGACCCTTCGGCACTAATCTGCCCGCCCATGCCTAAAAAGTCCTTGGCTTTATTGATGAGGCTTGCCAGCCCATCAGCACACCATTGAATAAATTCGCCAACCTTTTGCAAAGCGGATGCGACGGTGTCGATTAAAGCCGCAGCGCCACGAAATACATAGCCGGCAATTCTGAAGAAACCGCCGAGTGCGGCTACGATGACGCCGCCCACGACTTCGGCCACCATTTTCAACGGGGGGATTAGGGCGGTAATGAACGGCTGTATCCGCTCCCAGGCGTCGGCTAAGAACGCAAGTCCCTGTTTCATCATCTCAAGTCCAGGGCTGAAAGCAGCCATGACTTCATCCCAGTGATTCTTGACGAAATAGATGGCGGCCGCAATGGCGGCGATGACCGCCACGACAGGCCAGCCAGCCGCGGCAATGAATCCGATGACCCCGGAGATGGCCCCGAATACGCCGGAGATGACGCCAGCCACGGCGCCGACAACAGTCCCGACAGCGGAAAATACCCCGGCCATGACGCCCACGGCCCCTGCAATCAGAATTGTTTTTGTGATGAGATTGTCGATGCCCGTAGCCTCGCCAATCTGGTTGAGCAGATTGTAGACGGTCTTCAAGGCGTCGCCAATAGCAACGATGTATGGATGGGCAGCCTTCGCCTTTTCAAAGGCTGCCATCGAGTCGGCCGTATCTCCCGGGCCCGACATAATGGTAACGATGTCGTTCATCCCCTGGGAAATCTCTTTAAATACTTGGCTCAGACTGGTAGCGATGTCGGAAAATACCCCGGTCCCCTGTTCGATGCGCAGAATGAATATTTTCCACGAGTTGCTGGCCTGGGTCAGGGCTTGGCCAATAGTCAACGGGATGCCATTGAATTCGGAATCAATGGCCGCCCCGCTGGCCAGAATGGCGTCGATGACCATATCAGACGTCAATTGCCCCTGTTTGCCCATATCTTTCAAGGCTGCTTGGGGCACGCCGATAGATTCGGCCATGTGCTGCATGAGCAGGCTGGCATTTTCATCGAGGGAATGGAGTTCGTCGCCTTGCAGGACGCCGGACCCCAAGGCCTGGCCTAACTGCAAGATAGAGGCTTTCGCCTGTTCCGTCGTGGCGCCGCCTAACGTAAGGGCCTTAGATACAATATCCGTGGTCCTCATGGCGTCCTCTTGCGACCGCCCCATCTGCTTGCAGGCCCGGGCCGTACTGAAATAGAGGTCGCCCATTTCAGCCAGGGCACTGCGGTTATTCTGGGATAACTCATACAGCTGCGTTTCTACGCCGCGCCGTTCTTCTTCGCTCGACGTGACGGAACGGAGACGCCCGTCCAGGCTCATCATTTCATCGGCCGTGTTCTTGATGGCACTGATGGAGAAGGCAGCGGCCATCGCTCCGGCCAGCGGTCCCAGGGACCCCATGAGGCCGTTGACGGATGACTTGATACGGGAAATACCCATTTCAGCCTTGGTAGCAGAAGCGGCCATGTTCGCCGCGCTGTTGCCGAACATGCGGCTGGCCATGGAACTGGCCCCACCGATGCCGCCCAGGCTCCGCTTGAGGCGGGAAATACCGTTATTAGCCGCATCCAGGCCGCCCCGATTGACGGCAAACGATATTTTGGTAATCAGTTCACGGACGACCATGGCGCCCACCTCCTTCCGGCTTGTCATACTTCTTCAAGTTTGCGTACTCGATATCACTCTTCATGTCGAGGTAATGCGTCATTCCGACGAGGTCGGCCAGGGTCACCATACCGCTTTTCAGCTCCGTCATAGTGACCATGCCCGCATCCAATATGCGGTAGATGAAGGTCATTTTCGTGAACTCTTCGGAACATTCGCCTGGAATGACTGCTTCAGCCCTCGCAACGTTCCGAGGACTCCAGTCGGGACGCTCGAGAGCTTGGAAAAATCCAGATAGTTGATCTTGAATACCTGAACCATCAATACGATCATGTCGAAAATACGGCCACTATAGACCTCATTGACGGCGCTTTCATCGAGCTGCTGGAAGTCTTTCGTGTGAAGCGGTGCGACGCTGACATAATCCGGGTCCAATAGCATGGAAGATACCTTTTCCAGCGTGTCGCCGTCCATGCTGCGGGCCAGCCCGTTCAAGGCGTCGGCCACGGTGTTGCCGATAAAGATGACGTTGTTCGTGTCCTGGTCCAGCGTTTCCGGCTTGATGCCGCCAATAGCGCCACCCAGGGCCGGGGCAAGCACCTTCTGGAGCTCGCCCAATACCTTCATGGCATGGAACGGCGGGAACTGCCGAATAGCAAAGGTATACTGCCCCTGGTCCCACTTCTTCGTTTCGCCACCCTGATAAATGATGCTCATATTTTAGCCTCCTCGTTAATCGTTGCCGCCGATAACCGGGTCGTTTACCTGGCCGGTATTGAACGTCCAATCCTGGTTGTCGATTTTACGGCCCCGTTTCGATTCAGGGAAGTTCTGTACCCAGGCCTGTTTAGCAAAGAACAGCGTCGAGCCGCTGAGGTCCTTGATGGTCAACGGGAGCATATAGCTGCCCGTTCTTCTATCCTTGTTGTAACATTCGCTCAAATAGTCGTTGCTCTTCGAGGATGTAGCCAGGCTGACCTTGACCTCGAACGTGCGGTTCGGGTCGACGCTTCGCCCGACTTCGCCGTCGGCACCGCTGTAAATCTGCATGCCATCGCCCAGGGGCTTGATAGTAATCATGTCATCCTCGGCAAAGCCCGTGAGCTGTCGGCCACCGTAGATGATAATGTTTTTCTTAGGGTCATACGTCAATACGTCAGACATTCATTAATCCACCTCCTACGCGCTTTCCAACAGATTATCGTAAGTAAAGGAACCGTTGATTTTGACGGCATGGATAGCCCCGGCCAGGCGGGCCGTGAACTTCACGTCTTTCAGGATACGGCTGGCCTTCTGGTTGGCCGTGATGCTCGACGACAACGGTACGTCGATGGTATAGCCCAGGTTCTTGTTCCCGTCTTCATCGTATTCCGTCGGGGCGATGCCGCCGGCGGCCTGCCCGTCTTCCAGGGCTTTACGCAGTACCGTTTCCACCATGGCGATACCTACGTCGGTATAAGGTACTTTATCCGAGTTGATGAGCAGATAGAATACGTTAGTACGGATTTCTTCCTGGAGCCAGTCGCGGAAGCGGATGACGTCGATCCATTCGCCGGCGGCCACCTTCCCATTCTGGGTAATGGATACGTTGCGGAATTTCTCGAACGTGTTCCCGTTCTTCTTGGTGATGGCGTTGTATTCGGTTTCCGTGAGATTGTCGGCCGTAATCGCCGCCAGTTTCTTGTTCGCCCAGGTTTCACCGCCCGGGTCAATGGCAAAGCAGCGGGCCATGACAGCCGCTTCCGGATATTCGCCTGTGGCATCGGCGTGATACCAGACAGCCGTGCGGTAATAGTTCTTACTCTGGAGCTGTGCCATGATGTCCGTCGTAGACGAGGCGTCTTTCGCCTTGTCGTCGCCGGTAGCCGTCATGAACAGCTTCATATGCGTTTCGGTCCATTCGGCCATAGCCAATACGTTGGCCTCTGTCCGGTCAGCCAGGACGATGCCATAAAAATCATCGTCTTCCGAACGGATAGCCGCCAAGGCCGTGGCCAGGTCTTCTTCGCCGTTCCATTTGCCGACCTTGACCTGTGTCGGGCTGGGAATCTGCGAGAAGCAGGCCGAAACGGCTTTATAGATGGCGTCCGTCGTCTGGAACCCGTCATCGACAAGCTGGTCGGTATCGGTATAGGTCAATACGCGGCTCGTGCCGTGCGTATGTTTCCCGATGACCATGACCGTGCTGAAGCCGAGCTTGCTGATGCCGGTCGTATTCAAGGCGATCTGGACGTTTACAATGCGGTCAATGTTCGCCATTTAACAGTCCTCCTTAATTCGTGGTGCCGTCTACTTTGACGGTATCGATGTAATAATCATTCGTGTCCGGCTCTGTCGTGCTGCCAGAACCGGTATTCCCGGTATCGGGTCCCGCGTCTCCGCTTCCACTGTTCCCGGGACTGTCCGGATCAGGTGGGATAGTCGTCGTATCTGGCTGGCTCTTGGGGAGCTGGCTTTCAATGACGACCGATTCGATGTAACCCGGTTCGTCATCGACGTCGTGGTTATAGCGGATATACAGGTCGATATTTGCCCGTTCATCCCAGGTCTGCGACTCTAAGAGCGCCGACAGGTCGGTGATGTTGTTCGTGTCATACACGACGACAGCCGCCGCAAAGCAGCGGTCGGCAATCGTCGGGCGCTCGAACCCGCGAGCCAGCGTCTCCAGGTGTTCCAGGGCATCCGGGCCGAAATACTGCACGGCCAGCGTCGCCGATGTCGGGACCCGGACGTCGTATGTCCCCGGCCCCGTCGGGCGCAGTTCCTCGCTGGCTTCCCCATGGACGCCGTAGAACTGGAGCGTCGCAAAGGGGCGCTTGATGCGTGGCATGTTCTGGTTGACCCAGACGACCTGTTTCCCGGGAAGCCCCAGCAACTCGGCAATGATGCCATGCAGGAAATCCATTTTGTCACGTGTCGTCATCGGTCAGCACCTCCTTGGCATAAGCCCGGTAATGACTGATGACGCCATTCTGATAGGCGTCGCACTGCGTAACCAGGAAGCGGCGCCCCAGATGCCGCACGACGTCGGCCTTGGTAGCCTCTCCCTGCCCGCTGGCCGCACTTTGTGGGATAAGCGGGGTATCCGTATAGATTTTGACGTACGACACGTTACGAGCGCCATCAGGGGCAACTATCGTCGATTGTTCGCGGATACTCAACGGCTGCACACTGGCTTGAATGGTCAGCGTGGTCGTTGTGCCTTTCTGGTATCGGCCGCTCTCGTCGATAGTGCCCAGGCTGGTGCGCTCGATGGTGACGGGTCTTCTGAATCCCATACTATCAGTCCTCCACTTTATGACTTACGCTGTTGCGCATGCGGCCGGTATCAATCAGCGGCTGGGACGAGCCTTTCTGCTTGATGGTGTTCGGTGCATTGGGGACGAAATGGCCGCGGCCAATGGTCGCTTTCATGTCGCCTTCGGCCTTGTTGCCGAGAATCTCCAGCGCCTGATGCGGGTCCATCCCGTGGGCCACCCGGTCCTCAAGCCGGGCCGCCATGCTCCCCCAGGCCCATCGGTTGTTGTCCGTCGTCTGACGGACAAAGGGACGGGCTGGAATGTGCTGCGTGCCAAATTCGTTATAGGTGGCGACTTCGACGAGGCTGGCCCCGTCTTTCTCGCTGCCCGCATCGGCCATGATGCCGACTTTGACCGTCCCTTCCAGACGGCTCAAGTTAGTGATGATGGTCTGATACCCCATATCCTTATCGATGACGCTCATAGTCTCACCCCATTCGTGTACGGACCGGTACGATGACCAGTTTCAATAATTGCAGGTAAGCTTTCCCATATACGGTCTTGCTGAGCAGGCCGTTGCCAGCTCCGCCCGTATTGGCCGCCCCATAGGAGCGGGAAAGGTCTCCTTCGCTTTCGCTGACGATGCCGCCGGACGTCAGCGTCGCACTCATGCCGCCGCTGTTAGCCGTCTCGGCCCGAAGCGTCAGCAGATGCGCCGTATAATCAGCCAGGGCCACGGGGTAGAATTTCCCGAACTTCTTCTCACTCACGAACAACTTAGCCAGGTCCATGACTTTCAGGACGTCGCTGTCGTTCATCGTGATGAATTCGGGGGCTACCGTGTAGACCGTGTTCAGCAGGTCCGCATCACTTACGGCACTCATTTCGCGGCCTCAATGGCTGCCAGGATGTCCTCTTTGGTCGAGGCATTCCCCAGGTCGATGCCCTGTTCCTTCGCGTAGGCCTGTAATTCCTCAATCGTCTTGGCGGCCAGCTCTTTTTCAGCTTCTGCGGCGGCGGCTTTGGTCAACGTTTCGATGTCGCCACTATCCAGCATGGCGGCAATACCGGGATACGTTTTTTTTACGTCGGACAATTTTCCGTCGACCGTCGTCGGTTTCAGCGGAATAAGCAAGTTTCCGCCGAACAGGACGGCGCGGCTCGTTTTATTTAACAGAATCATTGGGACCTCCCCTTTCTACTAACAGCCCTGGGCTTTAACAAAGGCCATCGGCATGGTGACCGTAACGCCGGCCGCTTCGGCTACGCAATCGACGACATATTCGAGATTGCGGTACTGCACGGGCTGCTGGTCGAAACGGGTCGGGATTTCCAAGCGGATGTACATCGGGTCGAAATAACCAGCGACGACCATATCCGAACCGTCGGTGCCGGCGCCTTTGAGCTCACCGACCTTCATCCAGCGGGTAATTTCCGGGTGCAGGCTCTGCAAGAAACGGAGCACCGTCGTACCCTGGGCGTCCTCGATGCGGGTTTCCGCCAAGGCCCGATAAACGGCCGGGGCCATCAATACCGTATTGGCCTGTTCTACTTCATTCGTAGCGGTCGGGATGGCGTCGATGATGTCGTTCATGTCGCGGATCATCTTGTCATAGGTCTTCGTGGTGAAGGCTGTCTTGGAGCCCGTGCCGTCGGCCGGCAGGGAAATCGTCGAAATGTTTTCATTATCAAGGAAGCCCGTGATGTGGTGGGCCTTATCCCCGTTCCAGGCGATCTTGTTCAGCTTGAGGTCGATGCCACGGCGGGCCTGCTGGGCACGAAGGGCGCTCAAGGGGATATTTGCGAACTGGGCGTTCTTGACTTCACGGTAGTTATACCCGTATGCGTCGCCGATAGAGAAGACCTTGACGGCCTGTTCCTTGGCGACAACATCAACACGAGGCAGGGCGTCGGCATAGTTGCTGATGATTTCAGCCATGCCGACAGCATCATAGATGTATTGGACGGCGCTTTCAGCCCCGGCCGGAATGTCCGTCTGTACCGGGAATACCTGGAAGGCGTTCATGGGGGCCTTCTTGACGGTCAATGTCTGGGCGCGGATATGGGTCAGCTGGCGGGCCAGGAATACGCTCGTAGCTTCGTCCATATTGGCCACGTTCTGCAAATATCTGGCTTCTTTTTCATCATAATGGGTCATGGTCATGTTATTCATACCTCCTATTTATAAGCGGATGCGGATGCGGACGACGTCGCCTTTAGCCCCGGAATTGAGGAACGTAATGCCTGGCAGGGTGTTCGTACCGCCCGATTTCGTAAAGACAACCGTACCATCATCAATGGCAATATCGGCTTTATCGCCCGGCTGCACGTCGCCGCCGGCGGTAACGTATACGTCGCCGCTGGTCATGACGTCGACAGCGGTGCCGGCCGGATAGCAGCCGATTTCCGGGTCGTAATGTTTATGCAAAGCGATACCGATGACCTTCGGCCCGTCGGTGGCAGCCGTCACGGATTTGACCGTACCTTCTTTGGTGCCACGGAGCACGGCGTCGCCCGGCATGACGGACGATTCAGCAGCATAGCTGTCTACGACGTCGACCGTCGTATCGGCTTTCATCCCGGCGATACCGGGGCGGTCTTCGTTGCCGTACCATGTAAAAAGTTTGTTCTGTGCCATAATTATTTAACCTCCTTCATCCATGCGTCTGCTTCGTCTTTGCGCAGCTGTTCCATAGCCTCGGCCACGGTCAGATCTTCGTCGTCGTTTTTCTTTTCTTTCGGCTGGTTGATGGTCTTGACCTGGCTGGCGATGCCGTCCGCCTTGTCGGCGTTGGCTTCCTGCTTCGTGTCTTTCACGAGGTCATAAGCCGCGTTGATGTATTCGTCGCTCTTATCTTCCAAGTCAAAATCGTCGCCGTGTACCTTCTTGATGACGGCTTTCTTGATGTCCTGGACGGTCATCTTTTCGGCGTCTTTGATGCCGAATGCGTCGGCCCGCTTCAATACGGCGACGCGGTCGCTGACAGCCTGGTCAAAAGCGGCTTTCGCTTTTTCTTCGGCCTGTTTGGCGTCTTCCTTTGCTTTTTTCAAATCCGAAACAGCGGCGTCGTACTTGGCTTGCAAGGTATCCATTTCAGCTTTCTGTTTCTTATGGTCTTCACGCAGCTGGTCAACGTATACGGCTACTTCCGGCGCCGCATCGTATTCGATACCATTGTCGAGTCTTACTTTTTTCATTGTCTTCGTTCCTCCTGTCGTATCTTGGTGCTCCTCAAAATCCATTTCCTGGTCCCCATCCATGTTCAGCCGGGCAATACCGGCCCGTCCTTTGGGAACCACGGCCACATGGTTATAGCGGATGTGCCGCTGAATGGCGTCATAAGGCTGTCCATCCGGCGTCACGCCCGGGGTTTCCTCTAAGTCGAGATTGTACCCGCAGGAAAGTTCGCGGGCCTCGGTCGGCAGCTGATAAATGACGACATCAGCCACGATGTTGTTGTTATCCTGTCTGCCCGGGGAAAGGACTGTCCCGATAGGCTGAATGATATTGCTGTTGTCACTCGTCACCATGCCCTGGTGGCCCATCGTGATAGGTTTCCCCTGTAGCGAGTTCAAGGAATCCGCGTTAAAGGCTTCTTCCGGCGGCCGGTATTCCCGCCGGGTACTTCCGTCCGGGTTCCGGTACTCTAAGATGCCCGTACGGCCGACGATAGGTTTATCACGGATGAACCCCTCGTCAGTCTTCGTCGCATGAATCGCTACCCTGTCATATCGAATCATGTTTCTCACCCCCTTTCCAGGTACGCGTCACAGTCGTCCATGATGTCAAATGTCTCATTGACGGTAGAGAACCTTACATCGTCCTGCCGTATCAGAATCTTGTAAGGCAGGCCGGTGATACGCTCTTTCTTGGCTATCGGTTCATATACCTCGTATCCTTTCCAGGAGCAGAGGTGTTCCGCCCTATCGTATCCGTGATAGACGGCGAATTCGTTGGCCATGTCGTTCGTATCGGTCATTTTTTCCTCTTTTCCAGAACGTCGTTGACGATCTTCACGTTGAACGCCTTGTCATCGACCCGCAGGAGTCGGGGCGGCGTATAAACCGTAATGCCGTAGAAGGTCCGTTTGAAGCGTACCCGCTTGAAATAGCGTTGTATTTCCTTGTCGCCGGTATAAGTCCGGTCGAGCTGGGGATCATACATGACCAGGTTGCCCGCTTTATCCTGGGAGATACAAACGATATGGCCGATGCTGCCACGGCCTTTCCAGGCGAATTCGATGGTATAGCGGCCTTTCGGGTCCAGCGTACGGTGCAGCCAGGAAGACAGCTGTTTCGGCGTATGTACGGCCTTATCAAGGATATACGCCGGGGCTTCCCCGGTTTCCGGATCCAGCCAGGCCAGGTTGGTCTTGCGGGACAACCGTTCCGTCGTGCCGCCGGCCTCGAACCCTTTGGCGATGACGTCATAGCCACGGCGCCGGGCCTCGTAGTCAACGACACAGGTCTGGCAGTTGTTCCGGTATGCCTCGCTGAAGTTCACCCGCGGATTGACGTTCCCGCTGTCCGCTTCGGCGTGTGTCATCTCTTTGCCCCGTGAAGCCCCGCCTAATGTCTTGGGGTATAAGTTGTTCGCGTTCCCTTCTTCTTCTCCTTGTGGCGGCGCTGAGGTAAGTTTTTTCGCTGTCAGCGAAATGAAGGTACCCGCCTTGGCCCGGATGGGAATGGTATCGACGTCGATGACCGGGAGGGCCACACAACGGCACCGTATCGGTATCCCCGGATGCCCGTCGGGCGGCGGGTTGCTCCAGGCGAATTTCTTCCCCTGTCTTGTGCGATGCCATGGCCGTACCCGGGAATCGTGGGCCGTCTCCCAGATGTAGTGAGTGATGCCGGCCTGTTCCTGCCGGTACTGGCTCATGCGCCCGTGTAATTTGCCTATCTGGTCTGTCGCAATCAGTACGGCCCGGTTCGTCTCATTGTGGGCGATGTCCTGGATGGCCTCGGCCAGGAACTTAGTGAGCGCGGCCGCATTGCTGTTATAGATGATAGCGTCGTTTAACCGTTGCTTGATGCGTGCCAGCGTCTCTCCATCGATGCTCCGTATGAGGTCGAGGTTCTGGTCTACCCAGGCCCGCTTGAGTTCCTCCAGATCAGGGGAGGCCGCATCCTGCCGCCCAACATCTGTGACGGGCTGGCTCTTTAGCGGCCCAGGGAGAAGCGGCGCCGAAAGGGAAAACACGCTCCGGAATTCGGCGTCTGTCTCTTTCTCCGTATGAGTTTCTACCAGGCGGGCCATTTTCTGCATGGTTTCTGTCAGGACGTCAGCGTTTTCCATGGCCTGGCCTATCTGGTCGATGACTAAGTTAATGTGCCCTGTCGTATTGGACGATTGCAGGGCCGTTTTCATCTCCGGGATGAAGGCCGCCACCACTTTCATCTTACGAGCTACATAGGCCGTAAGCAGTTTGGCATAATCCCGCTCCAACCCCATGGGGTATCTGATTTTACGCTTCGGAACGATTTCCTTTGTCATTCATGGATTCCCCCTTGGGTGGTGTGCTGTGGGCTTCTTCGATGACCTTGTCGAGGCTCCGGTCCAGCTTGTAGAAGTCCCCTTCATCGAGCTTGTCCCGTACCTCCTGGGTATCGAGGGCCCCAATAGATACATACTGCGCTGCTGTGGCCGCATCGCGGGCCCGGGCTTCGGCTTCGGCCATCTTCGTATCGGCTTCTTCTTTCGCCGACGGGCTCCACAATTTCCCGAATTCGATGGTATATTCATCGGGCAGGGCCAGCGGCACATCATGGGCTAGGCTGAGAAGATGCAGCAGGCGGTTGATTTTTGGCTTTAACGTACGCTGGCGGATGCGGTCGACCATGTTGTAATAGTTCTCCAGGTCGCTGTCCCCGGTGGCATCTAGGCCGCCCGGGCTTTGCCCCATAAGGACCGTGATGGGAATATCGGCCGCCGCCGACAAAGCCGTCTCGAATTTATCCACCATTTCACAAAGGCCGCTCATCGTGATGGTCTCGATGTTATATTCGTCTTCCGTGTCGAGGGCGATGGTGTTCATCATGCCCCGGGCCATGTCGATGAGCTGTAACCTTTTCTGTATGATTTTCTCGCCTTCGTCGGTGCTCAGTACGTTGCCCATGCCGGACAACTTCAATACCGACTGGCTCATGCGTTCCATGACCATCAGGGAAAATTCCTGGGATGACACGAACCGCATCAGATTATCGCGTACCTGTTCCATGATGGAACCGCCCCAGCCATTGCGCTGGCGCCGTTCCCGGTTGCTGATGAGCGACCCGTCAAAGATGAGCAGGCGGCTCTCATGCACCGAGAAGTCCCCGCCGTTATAGCCTACGATGGTGTAGGTTTCCGGCTTCCCATATAAAGAATGGTTCGGGTCCTGGTACTCATATTCCGGCGTGACGTCCTGGGCGTCATAGACGACCAGGTCCCGGATGCTCTTGATAGCGCTTTCGTTTAGCGGGTCTTGCAATTCCCCGCCGTCATCAATCAGCATGAGCACGACGCCTCCACCATACAGGCGGTCCCAGCATAGGGCTTTGGAAAAGACGCTCTGGAAATTCAGATCTTCCAAGATGGATTGTACGGCCTTATTCTGTTCCAGCTCGCTGTCTCCGTCATTCAACGTGAAGCCAGCCCGAACAGCGTCATTAGCCGGAATTTTAATGATTTTCTGGGCGATGCCGTTATAGGTGAACAGTTCTTCATATTCATGCCATCGGGCCGCTATGGATTCCACCTGCCCGCTATGGAAATACGTATGTGTGAACGGGTCCCGCCGCCTGGTCCCATATCCCAGGAAGGCGTTAAAGAACCCGTCAGTTCTAATATCGTTCATGATCCTTGCTCCTTATGAAATCAAGGCATTCCAATCGTTGACTCTCGCTACAGCTGTAAACGCATCGCTGGCTGCATCCACCTGATCATCGTGAAGCGCATCGGGGAAGCCTTCAAGTTCATCGAAAAACATATCATTCCATGCTCCATCCAATACCATAACAGCCCCATGTTGAACCTGTGCCGCAAATGGTTCGGCTCGTGTAATCTTTGAGCCTGTAACAGTATGTGTAGTCACGCTGTATCCAGCCAACAATGCAATTAAACTAGCCGCTTGTGATTTCCCAGCCTGCCCCGGGTCTTGTGGTACAGTAATGCGGACATTCGGAAATTGAGCCCGATCCGCTTTAGCGGTGTTAACCATAAGCTCACGAACATCAGCCGCATTAAGTGCCCGTCTTTGCACATCCAAAATAATGTACTGTCCATTCCGCATCCTGGCCATGAGGCAGGATGCAGTACGGTCAGGGTCCGGGCTGTTTGGCGTGATAGCTGTCGCCGCCAGGTCCCAGGAGCGGGCAATACTGACAATTTTATCCGGTACTTCCTGAACAACACGGAACATGTCGCGCTTGAAATACAACCCGGCAGCCGGACGGATTTTCCAGTTGCCCTTTAAAAGCCGTTCCTTTTCCACCAGGCTCAAGGCGTTCAGTGTGGCCAGATATCCAGGGTCCGCGTTGAGTAGGGCCTTGTTGTCGAATATGCTGGAGTTGATGAATGTCGCACTCTTGCATAATGAAGGGTCCACATGATAAGCCGTCGCCAGCTCGTCACGGGTATCGCCCCAATGAATAGCGCCATCAATCCTTATAAAATAGCGGATAATGCCAGACCGTTCTGGGATTGCATATCCCGTGTCCTGGTCAATCCACCAGGAAATGAAACGGGCAACCCAGGAATCAGAATCCGGATTGCAAGTGGCCCGGATATAAGGCCGTACGCCGCACGTTGAACGGTTACGGCTCATCATATAGATAAACTGCGCTTCCGTGAAATGTGTCAATTCGTCGAAACAAATGAGAGGAATCTGTGCGCCCTGGTAGCCATAAACGGAATCATCACTGTGGAGATGATTGAATGTAATCTTGGCTCCCGACGGAAAAACAACCCGCTTCGGCGCCGATTCCAAGAAGTTTGCCCCCAACTGTCTATAAATACTTTTCGCATTATCCCACAAGCCGCCTTCATTCGTAATCTGGCCGCTATCACGCCTAAAGATAACGACGCCGAATTTCGGGTTTCGGATATGTCGTAACGGCTCTAACAGCAACGCGTAGGTTTTACCGCCGCCTGCAGAATTCAGGAGCCGCCATAGATAGCAATATCAGCAGGGCAGGCTAAAAACGTTTTCTGTGGCCCTGGCTGAGGCTTTAAAATGGTTGGCATGGCATCACCTTCTTACTCCCTATCAATCACTGTCACCGCGTTCATTATCCGGCAAATAGATTTGTACATCGATGCCGTCGCCTTTATCTCCATCGTCCAGGTCAGCAGCAGTTTCTTTGAGCTTTACTTCTCGTTCACGGAGCTTGATGTCCGGCGACTCGCCGAGTAAATCCAATAGAAGTTTCATCATCATCGAATTTCCTTTGACACTGCATCGGATCATCCCGCCCATAATGATCTCAGCGACGGTCATTTCTTTATTCTCCTTCGTGGCATTCATTTGTGCGGCCCGTAAAATAACCCTGCACAAATCAGGCGGTAATTCCTTCAGTTTGACAGGCATAACGCCCTTTATGATTGCTTTAAGGGTCTTCTTAGCCCGTCTTGATTTACCGCTCTGAATACCGGCTTTTCGTGCATTTTCTCGGCGTTCCCTCGGAGTTCGTTGATTAGCCGGCACTAAATTTTTTTCATTAGCCATGTCACATGCTCACCACCGTCCTCGTGTTTTTAGGTATAAAAAAAGAGCCGTCACAACAGACGACTCTCTCTATTCATATTGGGGGATAGGAAGGACTCGAACCCTCGATGCCTGGAGGCCCCATGGCGGACATACCCAACAACCAACTATCCCAGGTCGGACGATTCCGGGGGTATGCCTGTTCAGCGCGACAGACACACACTACTATTGTACACCCGGCCACGTCCATGTTGTGCGCTGTTAGATTGCCTATCACTAAGAACAAAGCGCACATTGTAGAGACGGGACTGATACCGCGCAATGACAGAACGGCGGCATCTGGTCCCCATCCCCGATACTGTCATTATAGCACGCAAAGCTTGTCATGTGGTGCTACGAATGTGCTACAAAAGTGCTACGAATGTGCTACAGCTTTTCAGTTATCCACAATCATTGTGTATCCTGCGTGAATAACTCCATGGGGATGGGGATGTCGCCAGGCCCCAGCATCATGTCCGCCATCAGGCTGAGGATGTGGTCGATGCGCCGGCGGCAGTAACTCGGGGAGCAGTGGGCCGTCCGGGCCGTCATGTTCCAGGGGTAGTGATGGATGCAGCGGCTCACGATGATATTACGGTCGGTAACGGTCAGGGCGGCGAGTGTCCGGTCGACACGCAGCAGAATCGGCTCCAGTTCGTTGATGCGGCACTGTAATTCCGTGATGCGTTCTAAGGCCCTCTCGTTGGCGAAATAGGCCCGTTCCTCGGGACTCAGATTATTCGCCCCACCTCCCGGGGTTGGCGAATAGCCAGGCACTTTGGGCGCCGGCATGGCTTCTATCTGAGCTTTCTTGTCGGCAATCTCCTCTTTGAGGTTCTTGATATATACCGCCGTCCGGTGATAGCGGTGCAGCAGGCCCTTGACCTGCTCAATACGATCATTCGTTTCCATTTTCCCAGTCCTCCTTCATCCAATAGCTGCCCGTATGATAAGCATTGCGCCGAATGGCCCGCCTAAAAGACTCCTCGGCGGCCTGTTTCCGGCTCCTCATACAGCTTCGTTCGTCGTTGCACTTCCGGACCCTTTGCCCGAATTCGTCCTGGAACCAATGCCAGCCGGAACGAGGAAGGGGCCGCCCGCAGAACGCGCAGCGGCTCCGGTGTGGGACGAGGGTCCCATGATTTAGTTCCGGCTCCCGGCTCCAGGGCATCAATGGCGGTTTTCGTCTCCGCCGTCTGTTTTTGCGCCCCATGTCCGTTATAAGCCTCCTATCGGTTTGCACATAATAAAGTCATCGCGAGGACCGCCCAAAACGTCAGGCAGGCCCCATAGAACGAATATTTTACAATGTCCCGCATCTTCTTACCGCCTCCTCCTGCGAATCTTCTTGCAGGTGTAATGCATCCGCTTCCGGATCTTGAATATCGTGTCGGCCTGGTAAGTCTCAATGTCAGCCTCAGAGCGCGTGTCACTGGCTTTCTTCCTTTTCGGTGCGTAGTGCTTGCGCTCTTCATCCGTCATCTGGTGAGACTGTACCGGGCCTGGTTTGTACCAGTTTTTCATATCCTCACCGCCTTATTTAAAGATCATGACGAGCATCGTCACAAAAGCCACCATGCATACAACGGCGTAAACGATGAGCCCCAGCCATACCGTTCGTTTTGTCATCCTGTCACGCTCCTATTTCCCAGCCGTAGCTTTTTGAGCCATGCGAGCACTTTCTGTAATTGGCACGGATGCTTCGGTCGGCAGATAGATAACCTGGTTCGATGTTTTTTCAATGGCTTCGACCCATTTCTGTTCCATCGATTCCGGATACTGACGGATACTTTCACCTAAAATCCTATTGGCCTCGGCTTGCTTGCTGGCGGCTTCCTGTTCCGCTTCGGCTTCCTGTACCTTTATCTGTCGATCCTGGGTCGCTTTCGCAAGCGCTGCTTCACCAGCTTTGCTCTGCTCCCACACTTTGTATTGAGGATACCCAAATGCAACCACTGCCGAAAGCCCCATGAATAACACCAAAGAGCTCACGGAAAGTATGGCGCGTGATTTAATAGGACCAGACTGTTCGTCGATCATAAAATAAATAGCTAACGTAATTCCAGCTAGTGCAAAGAATCCTGCAATGATAATCGTCATGTTAGTTCCTCCTTATCGCTTCGGCGTCGAGGCTATCGGCGCCCAATACTGTACTTCTTTCATCGGGATGAGACGGGTTTCCCCGTCTACGAGCCAATGATCCTGGCAAAACACCCCGACGGCTTTAAATTCCCACTCCGTGCCGGCGTGCATCGCTACCAGCACCCGCTGCTTCGGAATCGGAAGCTGTTTATTTGCATCTACCCATCGCATTTCTCGTCACCTTCCTGTATTCATTTTCAATGCATCTTCTAATGACTTCTCCAGAATGTCTCTTCCACCACTTATAGGCTCCGATGCGCATGTACTTCATTTGCCGTTCCGGCGTCAATCTATCGACGCCCTTTCTCGGCCTGGCACGCCGAATAATAAGGTTCGGAAACGCAGGCGTGGGAATCGTCATGATACCGGCATCCGGATTCTTATCGGCCAGTACATTTAAAATATCAGTCTTTCGGCTTTCCCATAGCTCGTGGCTGAACGCATAGTAGAAATACTTGACATCCCGGTCGTCATGATAGTGTTTTTTCTCAAAATCATGAACAAAATCTTGATAGTCAAGCTTTATTTCCACTTCGGTCAAATATCCGCTTTTCGGCCGAAAATAAATCAAATCGGCTTCATACCAATTCCAGCTGCCAATCGGTACGCTGACGTTCGGGATGGAGACTACACTGAGGCCAAGCTGGTCTGCAATCAAGATCTGCGCTTCTCGTTCGGTCATTGCTCTGCATCACTCACTTTCTCCGGTTCCGGGGAAACCTCAATTTAATTTGTACTCAAACTTGACATAGGACCATTGCTACTGATTCGACAGTATCAAACTTCGTCATCAACCGAGGCTCTCTGAATTCTTTTATTGCATCCGCTTGAATCTCAAAAAGGCCTCCGTTTTTCGTCTGCTCTTCAATAGGATATTTTTCGAAAAGCTTCAACCAGGCATTATCTGTTTTGCTAATTGTCTCAGTCACTAATTAACACCTCCTTCACTGTGCCACGTCTGTCACCACGGGAGTTAATAGAGCGTTTTGCATCTACTGTTTCAATTTTGAAACTCTTGTATAGCTCTCGAATCTCTTCGCAGTCACTATTTGATTGCAAGAAATGTATGCCCTGCTCACGCAATTTGACACATTCATCACGTAAGCGTACTTGCTCATCGTATCCGAAACCGCCTTGCGTATAGCCAGTAAATGCAGAGGTTGCAGTAATAGGCATATATGGCGGGTCTAAATACACAAATGCCCCTTTAGGTAGGTCTATTAAGCAATCCGCAAAATCACCCTCGCGCATTTCGATATTTGCATTGCAAAAATATCCATGCAGTGCACGAATGCCAACTTCGTTGACAATATTAGGATGTTTATATCGACCATATGGAACATTAAGCTGTCCAGCAGAATTCACACGAAAAAGCCCGTTGTAACAAGTCTTGTTTAGGTAAATAATGCGTGCAGCACGCTTGACATCTGACAAATTTTCAAACTCGGGCGTTCTATCTATACCTCGAACAAAGTAGAACCATTCGCTACCAGATTCGTCATTTTTCTTTTCGTGATTCTTGAGTTCTGCTATTAAAGCATCTGGGTTGTCTCTGACTACCCTATATACATTAATCAGCTCTTTGTTATAATCGTTGATTCGTACATATTGAGGCTGCCTGTCAAATAAGACCGCTCCTCCTCCAACAAACGGCTCGACATAATAGGAAATTCTTTTTGGTAGTCTTTTCTCTATTTCTTCCAAAAGTTGTCGTTTTCCGCCTACCCACTTTAGAATAGGTCGTACAAGTTTATTTTTTTTCAAAATACGCACCTCCTATCTTTGCTCGACGTTTGCTTGTAATGGCCCATGTCATTCATCCCCTTGATCTCGTAATTTTTCCAGCAACTTCGTGGCTTTTTCAATTCGTTTCATGATAGCGTCTACATTAGCTTGCGCCTGTTTATGCTTCTTGAAGCAGTTACCAACTGCGATGTTCACGGTGTCTTTGTTGGTATTGTGGTTAATAGTGCTGTATACGAGATTCTCGTCATCAACGTAATAATAAGTTTCGCCTTCTGCCGGAACGAACGGCGCATGCATCGCCTGGGCCGCTCTTTCGATTGCCAGTTTGATGCCTATTTCCGGATTGAAAGCGTCGTCCGGGTGGCATTTCGCCACGCCAATGTAATTTATCTTGTTGTCATCGTCGACGAATGTGACCTTAATTTCCCCGTTTGCGGACCATTTTATCGAGTTGGCCGTGTTCATCGGGAGGCCGTATTTTTCCGCCTCCCGCAAAAAGATTTCATCGATGTACTTCCGAAAATCTGCGCTGTCTTTCTGCGTGACGTCGAACTTCGGAGGGCGAATCATGCATCTCTTAAAATACCCTTCTTCATAATAGGTTGTAATTCCAGAAATAGTATAATCTTCATCCGATCTATACATATCTCTACACGCATTTCTGATAGCGCATTGTGAACAACCGCAACGTTGATCACAGTATTTAGAAATCGTGTTTATGGCCATCTTGGCCGTCTTGTCATCAATCATTTCATTCTCCTCCTTGATTCCGCTTCAATGCCCGCGTCCGTGGTGAACGTCGAAGCCTGGGCTTATGTCCGTAGCATGGGATGCCTTTTGGTTTACATTCCCGGTCATCGGCACAGACCGGGGCCAGGTTCCCAGCCGGTGTCACCACATAGTGGATGCGGCGCCCGGCAAGGTTCCGGTGGCAATAGTAGCATCTGCCCATGACGCCTTTTATTTCCCGTTGACCAACTCTTTGAGCTGCTTGCCCGCCTTGAAAGCCGGGGTCTTGGAAGCTTCAATCTGAATCGGTTCGTTAGTTCGCTGGTTGCGGCCTTCGCGGGCTTTACGCTGGCGGACTTCAAAGGTGCCAAAGCCAATAATTTGGACTTTATCGCCCTGGGCGAGACTGTCGCTGATAACTTCGAATACAGCATTGATTGCTTTTTCAGCATTTTTCTTAGTCATGCAGGCTTTTCCTGCAACAGCGGTAATCATATCGGTTTTATTCATTTCTGGTTCCTCCAATACCTTATTGTCACCAATCATTTTTTGACTTTTTTCTAAGCTTGGGATGTAGTTCGTTGAGTTTGTCGTCCGGCATGGGGATGACTTTGATTTCGGCGCGCGGCCATACCGGGTCGACGCCTGCGATGCAGCTGTAGGCCACATCGGCGATATATCCGTCGTCCTCTACGATGCCGGCTTTCTCTAAAATGTCGGCCGTCGCCTGGACCAGACCGAACAGGTCTGGCCAGCCCTTGCGGTTCGGCATGTAGTATTCGACGTTCATCCGGGCCGCGCAAGCAATCGTGCGGAATCCGCGTGGTTTCTGAGTCATCAGCTGACACAGGGCCGCCTTCTCATAGTCCCTGTATTGTTTGGACTGGATGAGCCCATAGCGGGTCTTGGTCATGCTGTTTTTCTTGGTCACCGGACGGCCGTCGACTATGAATTTATAAACCATAGACGCCTCCTAGAACGGAATCTCTTCGTCGTCCGCGGTATTTCCCATGTCTTCAAAGGATTCGCCCGGTGCAGCGGCTTTCGCGGCTTTCGGTATGGTCCCGACGTAGTCCGCCGTGACTTCGCTATAATAGTGCTTGGTGCCATCCTTTTCGTATGAATTCGTCGTGAACCGTCCCAGGACGGCTACCCGGTCGCCTTTCAAGAAGTTCTGCGCCAGATCCGACGACGGCGGCCAGCAGGTCACCGGCACGAACGACGTCATTTCTTTCGCCTGTCCGTCCCTCCCCTTGTAGGTTTCGGAGCAGGCCACCGTCATCCGGACGAGGGTCTTGCCGGTCCGGGTCACGCTGACTTTCGGGTCGCGGGCCAGGTTGCCCATGAGCTGTACTTTATTCAATCTGTTTCCCTCCTTCGTAGACATCGGCCAGGTGGCTGATGTCTTCCAACGCCTTCACGACGTCGCCAACTTCCAGGTTCCCCAGGACGTCGCTTGTAATCGGCGTATCAAACGTGATATCCCAGTAACTAGGGTAAAGACGGTTTCGTTTGATTACTTCCAGTTCATACAGCCCTTGCGGGCCGCGGATGGCTATGCCCCCGTAGCCATTCCCAAAGTGGAATTCATAGGCTGTCGCCAATTCGTTCCACGGCTCAAATCGTCCGAACTTCATGTCATTCGTCACCTCGATTCGGTTTTTTCGGTTCAAGTGTTGGAATGAAGTTCATTACCACCTTTATAGCTATCCAGATGAATGTCATGGCTGTTTCATTTACATGCTTGTCGGGGCTCCAGTTGGTCCAGCTCCTGCTATATCGGCTAACACCTTCATCAATTAGCTGCTCCAAATCGTCGGTATCGAAAGAATTTTCTAGGTCAAACGAACCAGCATCGTCAACTTGATTCCGGATACATTCGTTTAAGACTTGTCTTGAGGATACTTCGAAATTCAGTTCACGGATTAAATCGATGAACATAATTTTGTCCTGCAAGATGTAGTCAGGATTTGTTCCCGCTGTATATTCCTGAAAAGCCTCCCGAATCTGCCTTTTGAATTCACTTATAAATGTTTCGTTAAAAAAACTATCTTTGTCGTATGGCGTAATCGAAATGGCAACGCCTCTCGGAAATTGTAAAACGTATCTTTCTGTCATCTTCTTCTACCTTTCTCCGCGGTTCCCGCAGTAAATGTCGACTGGTCCGAACTGCTTTTCATAGGCCGTAAGGGCCGGGTAATCAATCCCGCATTCAACATGCAGGCATTTCATGAATTCCCAGATAGGGACCTTGCTCTTTAGGACGGCGTCGATGTTGTCGTGGATGTACTGCTGTAGATCCTGCAAGCGCTTCGCGCCCCAGTTGAAGTCGTGGCGCAATGAGTGCAGCGTCACGATGACCGAGGCGGCCACGTGGTCCGTCACGTATTTCCGCAGGCGCCAGTCCTTCGTCTTGCCTGTGATGAGCCGTTCCAGGCGCTGGGCGTCGCGCTCATTGAGGAAGCGGTCGAACCCGAAATGGTCGCACAGCTCATCCCGCCAGCGGATGGAAAACCCGTGCTCTTTCGAGTCCAGGGTTTCCCAGGCGGCGTTGAGTTTGGCGAATCGATTGCGGCCAAAGCCGTACTTGTCATGCAGGGCCTGGTAGATGAGGGTCAGCCCCCAGTCCGCCCCGCTTTCGGCACCGACTTCATAGCGGTGTTTGGCTTTTTCGGCCCGTTTCTTTTCCATGGCCCGTGAAATATCATTCATTCTGACCATCCTCTCCGAAAATGTGTGCTCCGATGTCGGCCATTTCCGGATCATCCAGGATGTCATCCGTCGGGGCTGGTTCCGGGTCCGCTTTCTTGGGGCGGCCTTTTTTCTTCGTATTTGCCGTTTTAACGGCCGATTGTTCTTTATGGCTATGATTTATCGTAAGGCTATGTAAAAACGTCGCCAGCTCGATGTCACTGCCATTCATGTCGATTTTAATTTCCATCTTTCTCTCTCCCTTTTGCTTTTTCTATGCCAGAAGCCAGGCCAGGCAGTCATGCAGGGTTTCCTTGGTTTCTTTTTCAAACTGCCCCTGCCGGTTGTCGACAACGATATATTTCGTCCCATCGAATGCCAGGAACTGGACTTGCGGGGTATATGCCCCATCGGCCTGCTGCTTTTCCAGCTTGGGGATTTGTGAAGGCAACGTGACTTTAACCTCTTTCAGGCGGTCCTGGTAAATACGCAGTATCTTCAGCAAATATTCAGCATGATCAATCTCAATGAGTTCACGCTTTACGCTTTCAAAATCCATGTTTTTCTCCTTTCAGGGCCATATACAGGCCGTAGGTGATGCCATGTTCCCGGGCTTCCTGTTCAGCCCGGCCAAGTGGGCTAAGGACCCGCTTCGGCGGGAGGTATGCTTCCGGATGTTCCTGCTTATCCTTCCGGATCTGATTCACTGCCCTGTCTTTCCGGTAGTTGGCTGTGACAGAATTCAATAGTGTCCTGCAAGCCCGTGAGCAGGTCGTATAACCGTTGTACCCTTTCGGGATAGGCTTCCCGCACACCAGGCAACAGGTTTCCTTACCCGTGATGTGGTGTTCGATTCGGTATGTATATCGGGACAGGATCCGCGCCCTGCAATCATCGCAGAGTGTCAGCCTGGCCGTTCTGGATCCGTGGAGTTCGAGCGGCTGGCCGCATAGGCGGCATAATCTTGTCTTTGTCATCTTTCTCTCTCCTTTTCTGCCATTATTCCGGCATCTTCAACCGGGCGGCTACTTCGCTGGCCAGCTCTTTCACGCCGGCCAGACCTGCATCGGTCAGGTACTTCTGATTGACCGGGACGCCGGAAGCGGCAAATTCCTTCACCTCGGCCACATGGGCCGCTTCCGATTCGTAGGCTTTACGGAACTGGGCCCGCAGGATGGCCGTGTCATCGGTCGGCGTCTGGCAGATCTCTTTCCAGCCGAACCGGTCGACGACGCGCTGCGTCACCGGGTCGTCGAATGCCGGCACGCCGGTATAGCCGACGGCGGCGATGGCCTTCTGGACCTTGCCCCAGGCCGTGGCGCTGTCAATGGGCTTGGTTCCCATGGCCAGTGTGGCCACTTTTTCCGACGCTCTCCGGATTTCAGAGATTGTCGGAAGAAAATCGCAATGGTTGATGCAGTATTTGACCCCGGCCGCCAAGGCCGGCGTCGGGATGTCTTTAAGCATTTCCACGTAGAAACGCAGCCGTTCCTCCGGGAGATCATTTTTGTACGCCAGTTGCAAAAGACCAATCGCTCGCAGGGTCGATACTTCCGTTGTCATCTTTCTCCTCTCCTTCCTTGGCTTGGTATTCCGCCATCAGGCGGTTCACGGTATCAATTGCGGCTTTCTTGCTATTCCTGGGAGCTGGCTGCACCTTCGTGTTTTCATCATCATACCCATCAGCCTGCCAGCGTTTCAGGATGCCGTGAATGTATGCCAAACTTCTTTTATTGCGGATGACGGCCCTATCAATAGCCTTTACGACAATGTCACTGCCAAAATCATCAACCAGTGCCTGGAGCTTTTCTAGATCCATCTCCCCAGGCATTGGGTAGATGTTTTTTCGGTAGGCATTGACGGCGTCTTTCAAGCCGTCGTCGGATGTTCCCGTTTCTTTCTTTCTACTTTCTACTTTCTCCTCTCTATTCTCTTTACTCTTATCTCTATACTCTATACTCTTATCTCTAATCTCTACGTTACTTTGTAACGCCTTATTTGTTACATCGGTGTTACTTTGTAACGCCTTTTTCTTCTTGCGATACTTGCGGACTCGTGCGGCTGATTCTGATTCGCTGCCAACCATATTCTTGACTTCTGGCATGACGGGTATTCCTTCCTGTGTTTCTTCGATAAGTCCTAAATGCTTGAAAAGGGATAATGCGACGTTCACCGTGTCGATGTCAAAGCCTGTTTTCTGTGAAATTTTTTTCGGCTCGTAAGGGATCGTCATATCTCCAATGGTTCTGATGAGCTCTCCGGCGGTATTTGCCGTCATCAAGCACATTTTAAGATATAGAACGATGTAGGCACTTCCGTTTTCTTGTTCCATTAGCCAGTCTATGGTTTCCTGCTGGAAGAAGTTTTCTCGTAGCTTAATCCAATAGAAACGTTTATTTTCTGTGCTCATAGTTACCTCATATGTGGGCCAGCGGCTTTACCCGTTGGCCCATCGTTCTTTTACATATCGAGCGATGCTTCAAGGATGGCATCGTCCTGTTGTTCCTGCATCGTCTTGTCGGTTTTGACTTCCCCCGTGGCCGGGTCGACGTTGTCCGGGACCGGTTCGGCCTCGATGTCCGTATAGTCGGTTTCGTCCTTCACGTCGGCCATGTTCTGGCTGAGGGCCGTCTTGATGGTCCCGTCGGCTGTGACGCCGCGGATGAATTCCGTCGTCAGCGGCGCGTATTTCAGCGCCTTTTTGATGACGGTCTTCTTGGCCATCTCATCAAAGTTTGTTTTCCACGGAGAAAATCCTTTGCCGTAGCTTTGACTATATTTCTTGGCGTGGGCTTCCACGTCCTCTTTATTCATGACCTCGAACCCAAAATTACCGTCTTTGTCTTTCCATACGCCATAGTAGGCGACGACGGCTCCACGGTCCTTGAATACGGGTTTATGGACCAGCTTCGGATCTAAGCCGTATTCGACATCGAATTCGTCGTTTTCGTGGACCTCATGAGCCTGTACATACAGGCCACTGCGATGGGCCAGGGAAATCATACCCTTGTAGCCGATTTGGAATTGGCATTCGAGCGTACCATGGTTCATGAAGGGGATGAGATAGGCTTCCCCCAGCGGCGTATTCGGCTCAAGCCCGAGCTGTGCCGCCTGCATCATAGCGCCCAGGAAAGACTTGGGCGTGCAGGATGCCAGCTTCGGCGTGTTACTCATGGCCGTCAGGACCATGCGGGCGAACCGTTCACCCGTGATGACTGACGGAAGAGCTGCTTCAATCTGGCTCTTCATGGAAATAATCAGATCCTGCATGTTCTTCATCGGCGATGCTGCTGCCGGGGCCGCTTTCTTGGCAGCGGCCAGGCCTCCTTTTGTAGTTGCCATTACAATATCTCCCTTCGATTTATACCAGGAACCGCCGTGTCGGCTTGCCCTGCTTCATGCAGGCTTCGTAGACGTCCGGGAATTCCTTCTTTAACTTCTTCGTGTCGACCGTGATGCGGCCTTTCTGGTTCTTCCAGGTGACCTTGCGGTCGCCGATGGTGGCGATCTCATCGTCCCCCATGAGGCACTTGATGACATTCTCCTGGGTCATGATGACGTCATCGAGGCGTTTCCGTTCGGCCTTGGCATTGTCGATGAGGGCCAGGGCTTCGGCCGCTTCCTGGGGAAGCTCGACCGGCTCGGTCTGGCCGCCGGGGTATTGGTCTTGAATGGCCTCCGTCGTCGAGCGGCTCCCATCGATGGGGGGAGCCGTCATCGTCTGCACCCTGTCCCAGAATTCTTCTTCCTTTTGCGCCAGGTAATCGATGTCATCGTCATTCCGGGGTATGCATTTATAATCGTAATGCTGCCCGCCAATGAGCACGGCGATGTACCATGTTGGCAACCCCGTGACCATCATATAATGCTGGCACTGCCAGTAGTATGCGTTTGGCAGGCCGTCGTCTTGCCAGGCTTTGATATTGAATGCGTTGGTCGTCTTGCATTCAAGACCGGCCTTTTCGCCGATGACCAGGCGGTCGACGTTGGCCAGCATCCACGGCACGTCGTTACTCTGCATCGTGCCGCAGCGGCGGACCCGCTTGCCCGTGCGCTTGGTGAATTCCCTGGCGACGATGTCTTCCAGGGTCGTGCCCCAGTAGACCGGGTCTGTGCCGCTGATGTCTTCCGGAACCAGCTGCCCCGTCTTTTCGAGCCATAAGGCATATGGGCTCTTCCAAGGGTTGTCGCCGACGATCGTGCCGGCGTCGCTGCCCCCGATACCCATGGTACGGAGTTTCAGCCAGGCGTCGCGGTTCGTGCCGTCCTGGACGGTCATGATTAATTTAGCATCCATGGAGGTCACCTCCCATCAAAAGGGCGATTAACAATTCTTCCCGGCTGCACCAGGTATCGAGCGCAATCTTATCAAGAAGCGATGCCATCATGTTAACCAGATCAAAGGCATTCCCGTTCAACAGAACGGTAGCCTTATGGCTATTCTCATTAGCTGTCATGATAATGAGTTTGCAGCCAGTCCCTTCCGTCACTTTATGCAGCTCCTCTAATTTCTGTTCAATCATGTCTTCTTTTTTCATTTTCAACCCTCCGAAAAAATGCTATAATATAAGTGTCATCTTTTTTCAAACCTTCCTGGGTTTGGGGCCTCGCGGCTTTGCCGTGGGGCTCTTTTTTTGTGGCCGGATGTCGGTGATCTTCATCCCGACGGCGGCGGCGATGAGGTTGTCGAGCTCATTCATGCACCGGCAGTAACTCGGCAGTTCTTCCCGGCTGATGATGTCGTCGGCGCAGATGGTTTCGAGCTTTTCATAAGCCCGTTCCATCTTTCCCAGCTGTATGTGCAGGGTGATCGCCCCGCTGGCCACGCCGACCGTCTGAATGTCGGGCAGGATGAGCTTCCCTGTTAGGGTACGCTCTACCAGGTAGGCATACCCTAACTTATAGTCATCGTAGACCTGCACGATGCAGGCCACGACGTCATCGTCGGGGGTACTGCCGGCTTCATAGCCGGCCAGCGTGCGCCGGGCGATGCCGATGCGTTCGGCCGCTTCCTCCTGGGTCAGCCCAGCCACGTGGCGGGAATGGACCAGCCATTCTGTGAACTTGTCTCTCATGGTTTACACCCCCTCATGAAATACAATAAATACAATCAGAAGCGAATAACAAGCTGCTGGCCGGGCCTTACCGTGCAATCCTGATCCAGGTTGTTGTTCACCTGGATTTGGTACACGATTTCCCGAATGTCGAGCCCTTCGGCGTCGGCAATCGGCCGGGCTACGTCCCAGACGGTCTGATTCTTTTCGACCGTGACGACCTGCACGTCATCGGCTTTGACGGTTTCCCCCGCCGCCATGCCCAGGCCGGTGTAAAGCCCGATGCCGCAGGCCAGCACGGCCATGGCCAGGAAGCTCTTAGCCCCAAACAGAGGGCCGCGCTTTGGGATGCGCTTCAGCTTTGGTTCGTCGTAAATGCTCATGACTTTCATGCTTTTAACCTCCCTTCCAGATCGGACAGCGTCACGCCGCAGTAGGCGGCGAACTGGCTGGGATTGATGAAATAGTCGAATTTCCGGGCCCCGGTTCTCTTCATAGCGAACCCGAACGGAAGCAGGTTCCGTTGCAGGCCGATGCGAACGAACTGTTCGCTACGCTCCAGGATGTGGGCCGCTTCCTTTACGGTTACCTTCATTTTGTTGCCTCCTATATGTTATATTAAATCACGTTTAAAGGCGCAACAAATCATCCGTTGTGACCTTGAACAGCTTGGACATCTTAATTAGTGTGTCCACGCGAGGTTTATTTTCACCTCGTTCCCACTGCGCCACAGTAACTCTTTTAACGCCTAAATACTCGGCCAATTCGGCCTGGGTAAAACAGGCTTTTTCTCGTAGTTCTTTGATACGGTTCATTTTTACACCTCCTTGTTGTTACATTAAATCACCTGTTGCCTAGATTATACGTTATCTTAAATAACATGTCAAGGTGTTATTTGCCAATTTTGTTATTTAATATCACATCTATTTAAGTAATTTAAAATAACATATAATATAAAAGAGGTGATAAAAATGAACGCCGGGAATCGCTTAAAACAGCTAAGAGAAGAAAAAGGGCTTTCACAATCAGAAGTCGCGAAAATCATGGGAGTCGGTAGAACTACATATTTGAAATGGGAAAATGGGGAGAACCAACCAACCAGGAAATTGGATCAGCTGTCCCAATTCTTCAATGTTTCTATTGACTACTTGTTGGGTAAATCCGATGTGAAAACTATCCCAAACAAGAATCAACATAGTAAAGGTGTAAAGATTCCCGTGCTGGGTCGCGTTGTGGCAGGCGTCCCCATTGACGCCGTCCAGGAGATCCTCGATTATGAAGAGATCACTCCAGAAATGGCGGCCACCGGCGAATATTTTGCCCTCCAGGTCAAAGGTGCCTCGATGGAACCGACGCTCCGGGATGGTGACATCGTCATCGTCAAGAAGCAGCCGACCGTAGACTCCGGCGATATCGCCATCGTCCTCGTCAACGGCAACGATGCCACGGTAAAAGAAATCAAGGAAAGCCCTGCCGGCATCACTCTTATCGGACACAACGTGGCTATTTATACGCCGCAATTCTACTCGAACAAGGAAATACAGGACATGCCGATACAGATCATCGGGAAAGTCGTCGAGATGCGTCGTAAATTTTAATCACAGAAAGAAGGGGATCGTATGCAAGCAGCTGTTGGTTTATTGATTATCTGTATTATCGCCTGGTACATCCTGGCTAAAAAGAATCCGGAAAAATTCGCCCCGTTCCTGGCCCCGCCTTATGGGAAGAAACGCGGACTCTTATGCCTGGCTGCCGTTTTCGTCATCGGGGCCGTCGGTGCGACCATCGACCCGCCGCCAGCTCCGACAGCCAGCCAGAAAGTGCAGCAGGCAAGTGAAAATGCCGAAAAAGAAGCCAATCCGGAAAAGGCCAGCGACCACCACAAGCTCGCCGTGCAACAGATCGCCGAGGGGACCGGCGTCGATGAAGCCCGGGCGGCTGGCATCCTGGACATCTTCCATAAGGTCGGCATTCAGGATCACCTTTTCGACGGGGTCCATAGCTACGAAAATGGCAAACATGATACCCCCGATGAAAAAGTATTTGTCATCGAAACGACGCCAGTCAAATCGTTCCTGTACCTGGACCCGAACAACCAAGTCTTAGAGGTCCGGGCCAATGCCAAGAACCTGTATAAGAATGGCCGGGTCGTCATGACATACGAAAAGTCATTCTAACTTTATACAATATAAGGCATAAATCCATTATAAATCGTCATGGTCATGGCCTTATCACGCATATATAAATAAAAAAAGGAATATGAATATTCTTCACATTCCTTTTTTATCGCACTATTTTCAGAACATTAGTTTGTTTCGGCAATCGGAAAAAGAAAAAGCACCATATCGTGTTGGCGCACGATATGGGGAGATACGCTTGTCCTCTCTAGGCATTGGGATTCAGCGCTGTAATAAATCTTTTTCACCCGTATTGTACTATACTTTGATTTATCCTGCACGAAAGAGGCGATTGTTATGAGACTTCCCACGGGCTACGGCTCCATCATCAAATTGGGCGGCAAACGCCGCCGGCCCTTTGCTGTCCGCATCACGGCCGGATGGTCGGACGACGGAAAGCAGCGCTACCAGTATCTCGGCTATTTCCCGACCCGGAAAGAGGCGTTATCCTGCCTGGACGACTACAACCAACGGCCCTACGACGTCGAGGCCCGGAAAATCACCTTTGCCGGCCTCTACCGGAAATGGGTCGAATGGAAATATACCCGGATCCATAAAGACATCCCGAACGGCTACCGGTCCGCCTACAAATACTGTGAGCGGCTCCACGACCGTGTCTTCGTCGACCTGCGGGCCGATGACATCCAGCGGGTCATTGACGGCTGTCAGAAGGGTTACAGCACGAAAAAGAATATCCGCTTGTTTTGCAGTCAGCTCTACCAGTACGCCGCCCGCCTGGAGATCGCCGCGACGAACTACGCCAAAATGACCGACCTGCCGGCAGAGCAGCAGTCACGGCTGCATAATCCCTTTACCCCGGCGGAAATCAAGATACTGTGGCAGCACACCGACGACGACGGCGCCCGCCTGGCCCTCATCTACATCTATACGGGTCTGCGCCCGACGGAGCTCTTGCGGGCCAGAACGGAAAACGTACACCTGGCCGACAACTATCTCCGGGCCGGTATGAAGACGGCGGCCGGCCGGAACCGGGTCATCCCCCTGGCCGACAAGATCAAGCCCTTCATCGCCGCCATGTACGACCCGAAAAACGAGTACCTGGTCATCGACCCCGACGGCCGGCCTGTCGGAAATTATGACAGGCTGCGCGACCATTTTTGGAAGCGATCGCCCGTACTGGCTCCGATGAACCACCTGCCCCACGACTGCCGGCACACCTGTGCGACGCTCCTGGCCAACGCCGACGTCGACAAGAAGATCATACAGCTCATCTTAGGGCACCGCTCCCAGGACATCACCGACCGCGTCTATACCCACAAGACACTCTCCCAGCTCATCGAGGCCGTGAACCGCTTGTGATTTGTGTATTGTGCGTATATTGTGTGTATATTACAACCTCTCACGTACTCGAATTTATGCAAAGTTAATTGATATTCAGTCAAAAAGAAAACCGCATAAACGGCTTGTTCATGCGGTTTGTCGGTTGCATAGGTTTGTGGAAATATACGCGTATATTAACGTTTCGAGAACTGGGA